TTCCAGGAGCATCTGCATATCTGCCACCTCATTTCATTGGTATATTTTTGATTGATTATTCTAATTTCATTAAACCGGCTGCTTTAAGCTTTGCAAGCAGGGCATTTAAATCCGTCACCAGTCCCGCAATGGTCGTAGCGGTGCTATCGGCCTGATTGGCGGCTTGGGGTAGTCCCAATAAAACAGCACCCTCTTTAATTTCGAGGGTGCCGCCAATGACCGTTTTATCGCCGCCGTCACTTGTATAATTCTTTGTCGTATAGCTCATAACCCACCTATGCCTTTTGTTTCAGGATCTTAATGGCTTCGGGTAAGATCAGCTTACCATCAACTCGCTGGGTGGCCATAAAACCGACCTGACCAGTAGTTGCATAGAGTTCATTAAGTCGTTTGAATGAACGACCCTGACGATCAGCTATCCAGTAATAACTAAAATCTCCGAAAGCAACCGTTTTTGCCCCAGCCGCAATCGTTGGAACATAGGAAGATGTTTTAACCGGACTATTGAGAATTGTATCGGGTGTACCAGCGGTAATGGATGGTTGCCAGATGTAGTTCCCATTGCCATCTTTTAATTTGCGGATAGCTTTAACCGTGGCATCGTTAAGAATAAAGGTGGCGTTTTTTCGATACGGGGATTTAAGAGAATAATAGAGATCCATGATCTCATCCACCGTAATGGCTGTGGCACTGGCTGTGGTAATCCCATCCTGAGCGCCGCCGGTGGTGTTGAAAATCCCGGTTGGTTTACCGATACCATCACCAATAAAGAACGCTTCTTCCTCTTTGGCGCCGATTCGACGGGCAAATTCCTTGGCAATGTAGGCTTCCAGGTTAAAAATGGAATCATTTAATAGTTCTTCTGATACTTTAAGCAGGGTTCCCAGTTTATAAGCACTGATGGAAACCTGCCCAAACGAATCGTCGCTCTCTGGAGCTGCCCCTTCTTCTTCTATCCATGATGCGAATCCTTTGGTGGCTACAACCGGGATTTTTCGATCCCCACTGGAAGTCGCGATGACTTTGGCCATGGTTCTAAAGATGTTTTCTTCTTCCAGACCTTCCACCAGAGTCCGTTCAAAGTCGTCCGGAACCAGATAACCACCTTCACTGTCACTGCCAATTTGCAGAGCATTGGTAATTTCAAAGCTCAGGCTTTTGTTTCGCATGGCATTCCAGAAAGACTGCGCATACTCATCACTCCCACGTCCGGTTTTTGCTTCCGGCATTCCTGCAGGTTTTTCAGTAATCGGAGTATTGAGGGGTTTTGAAAACTCCAGATCCATAGATTTCTGACGTTCTAGTCGATCAATCTCTTTGCCAAGACCCACCACATCCGCTTCCATTTTTTCATAGACTTCAATATCGACAGCTGCAAGCAGACCATCCTGATTTCTTTTTTCATCCAGGAATTTTTTTGCGTCTTCCCAAACTTTGGCTCGTTTTTCTCGTAATTCTAAAATTTTATTCATGTTGGTTTCCTCCACTTATTTAATCAAATTTAATCGTGTTTCAAACACGTCGACCGGTATTCCTACAGGGGTTGCTGGCTTAGGGATTAGCTTATCCAGCAGGGAGTTGGTCACCGCCTGCCGGGAAAAGCTGTAGTTCTGGGCACCATCGCAAGTTTCTCGCTCATCGAAGAGCAACTCATCGGCAAAACCAAGTTCCAAGGCTTTATTGGCATTAAGCCATGTCTCACCATCCATCAGCTTTGACAGTTTCGCCCGGGGTTGGCCGGTTTTAAGCTCATAGGCATTAATAATGCTTTCCTTAACTTCATCCAGCATTTGGATGGCTTTTTTCATTTCGGTACTGTCACCAATGGCCACCGTTAAGGGGTTGTGAATCATCATCAAACTGGTGGGTGAAACCTTAACCGTTGTTCCCGCCATAGCAATGACTGATGCGGCACTGGCCGCAATCCCATCAATCTTAACTGTGACATTGCCCTTGTAGTCCATCAGCATGTTGTAAATCTGGCTGGCCGCAATGCAATCGCCACCAGGACTGTTAATCCAGATATCGATGTCACCTTCACCCGAGACCAGTTCTGATTTAAACTGTTTCGGGGTTATTTCGTCACCGAACCAGCTTTCCTCCGCAATAGCCCCATTAAGGTACAGGGTGCGTGACTCATCTTCATTTTTAATCCAATTCCAAAATTTCTTCATTCGTTTCCTCACTTTCATTCGTTTTGATATTTGCAAAGGCATTATGTGAAGCTTCACATAAGGCTTATTATGTTGAGTAAGTGATTATGTTGAGTTAAAGAAAGCACCGATGTTAAATCAGCACTTTCCCCTGACTCAATCATTTAATTACTCAACATTATTTTTTACCGAAGTTCTTCAACCAGTTAGCCATATCATCTTCCACACTGTGTCCACTAAAGTCTGGAGATGCGTCTGGCATTGGATCAACCAGCTCTGGCATGGGAATCTCGGCCTTGGACAACGCTTCTCTCTTTAAAGCAGTATCGGTTCTTGCATAACGCTCAGTTGTATTCAGATCAGAATGCCCTAAAACATCTCGTATATATACGATGTTGTTTCCGGCTTGCAGCATATGCATAGCCTTTGTATGTCTGAGAGTATGTGGTGAAATCTTATCAGGAAACAGCAATAAATTCTCTGCACGTCCAGCTTCCACATGTTTGTCCAAAATATATTTGATCCCAGAACGTGAGAGCTGTCCACCGGATCTATTGGTGAACAGATACTGTTCCTGGGAATCAGCAAAATCAATCTTCCGCCTGCGAATATACTCTTTGAGATATTTAACAGTCTGTGGAAGAAGTGGCACAATCCTTGTTTTGTTTCCCTTTCCGGTTATTTTAACAATCGGCGGTGCTTCAAAACGAAGGTCCTTAAATTTAAGATTAGCAACTTCACTAACCCTGGCTCCCGTATCATAAGTAAACGCTAAAAGTGTTAAATCCCTAAGTCCATCATTAGTTGATGAATCTGGTTGAGAAAGTAAACATTTCACTGCATCTGCTGAAAGGTAGGTCATTACAGGTTTAGGGGCCTTCTTGATTTTTACATTGTAAATATCTTCAGAAAGCTTTAAAAATTCAGGGTTTTCAAAAGCTAGCCATCGGCAAAAGCTTCGAATCACGACAAACCTCTGATTTCTTGAGGTCTGGCTGCAGTTGCGACTTAGTTCAAGCCATTCTGCAAACTCTACAATCAGATACTTAGTAAGGAATGACATCTGCAGCTTCTCTGGCGTTATCTGCTTTTCTGTTTTCAAAAATGTGATGAATAGAGAAAAGGTGTCCCTATATGACAGAATGGTATTTGTAGAAAGTCCTCTTATTCCAGGCAAATACACCGTAAAGTACTTATTCAGGTAGTTTCCAAAGGTCTCAGAATTAGATTTCTTCAATGTCTATCACCTCCGGAAAGATTTCAGGCAGATGCAACTGCATGCTGTCCGTGATGGTTGAAAGTCGATCTTCTGTCAGACGAATATATCTTTCAGTAGATTTTATACTTGCATGCCCGAGATATGCAGACAAAATCGGAAGGGAGACGTATAAGTCATGCCCTTCATCGCTCATCCGATTCATTGCATTTACAGCAAAGGTATGACGAAAATCATGAAGTCTGGGTCCTCTAAGCGCACCTTCGTAGGGAATACCGCTTTTCTCAAGAGTAAGTCGAAACCTTCCATAAACAGAAGAAACTGTGAGAATCTTCGTTGGATGGTAATAAAAGATCGGGGCATCGGGTGCGATTTGATTGCGTTGATAATCCACATATTTTTTCATTACAGATGTAATGTAATCTCCCATCGGTGTCCAACGTGTTTTATCAAGCTTTGCATAACGAATTGTTATGACATTTTTCTTAAAATCAATGTCATTTGTGGTGATTCCTAAAGCTTCCGAAATCCTTAGTCCGCAGCTGTACAGCAACCGAAAAAGTACCGGGATGCATTTATGAAGATTGGGATTGCAACCTTGCGGTTTTATATTGTCCACTGTTTTCCAAATAGCAGCCATTTCTTTTGCTGTAAATATATGGGGCACAAATGCAGTATTACGCGGGCATCTAATATCAGGGATGCGCATTATCTGGTATCCAAGAGAAAAGATATATTTAGCCCAGGCTGTCATTACTCCTGCATGGTTGGATTTTGTTTTCTGACTGCGATTATTATTCTCATTTATCCAGTCAAAGATGGCATCTTCCGGAAGATTATCGTCACGATAATGCTCTTTACAGAAGCTGGCGAAATATCTCAGCGTCCTTTCTTCGCTGACATATTTCAGACCTGTAGCACGCTTGAATTCAAGAAAATCCTGAAGCAAAACGTTTAATTCTGAAACAGATATGGGTTTAAGTTTATTATCATTATTCATAGTCTGGCACCTCCAATGAGCACTGACGCAGCTTTTCGATATCTATCTGAAGATAGGACTTGGCCGAATTCGAATCCACGTGTCCAAGAATGTTGCTGATTACATTTACAGGAATATCTTTTTCAAGAAGCCTGCTAGCAAGACTATGTCTCAGTGAATGAAGACCATGCTGCTTTGTGTCAGGAGCTGTTATCCCACTGCTCTCATAGTACTTGTTAAACATATGGTAGATTATTCCTTTTGAAAGTTTTTGGTAAGGAAGAACGTGCTCCACAAAAAGCTCACTTGCATTCGTTTTTGGTCTGCCATTCATCCAGTAATCAATAACTGCTTTTCCTATCTGTTCAGGAATAGGAAGTGTCAGGGGCTCGCTTGTTTTCAGCTGTACAAGCTTTATACAGCCATGATTCCAATCAAAATTATCGATTGATAACGCAATGATATCACTGGTCCTAAGCCCAAGATTCGCCGCAATAGCCATGATAGCATAGTCCCGCTTGCCCATAGGGTTTGCACGATCGATAGAACTAAGCATTCTTTCAATTTCTTCTTCACTCCATATCTTGTCAATTTTTGCTTTGGCATGGTAATGGATTTTGGGAACAAAATCGGACAAGTCCTTTGGCGTTGCGCCCTGTTGATAGAAAAATCTAAGACTTCTACACAGAATGCTTCTGATAGTTGCCAAACTTGGCTTAGAATAATGGGTAATCGTTTTGAAATAGTCATAAATATTGACTGCTTCTATTCTTTTCAGGGAAACGTTTCTTGAATGGAGAAAAGACACAAATCGGAACAAATCGATTTCATGCTTTCTCAATGACTGTTCTGCCAAACCATTTGATTTTTGCTCTTTAAGATATTTCTTGCAAATTTCTTCATATTCGTCAGGCCAGTCAACTGCAATCCCACCATGTCTGATTTTTGGAACAAACCCATGCAGTTTGAATTCAGTAAGAGTCTGAATTGCTCTTGACTTTTGCTGCATATACGATGTCAGCGGTTCGCCATTTAACTGTGTTTCTCCAATTGAAACGTGGTATTTCTCGAGCATATATTGCTCGGCAAGTTTGGCGCTGTACTCTGTGATACCTTTACTGATACCAAAGTTATACATGCTGCGCCAAGTACGCATATAGCTAGAAACTGTAGTCGGAGAAAACCCATTATTCTCCATATGGTCTCTAGCCATTCGCATCAATTTTGTGAATTCAACATTACTGTTCATAGAATTATCACCTCCATGAACAGTATCTAAAAATAATGTTGAGTAGTCATTAAAATATTTCAAAAGAAATGACTTAATTTGAATGTTTTTGTAAGCTGATTATGAAATAACTCAACATAATCACTTACTCAACATAAAAGGCACCAGCATCTTGAAGTTTTGTCATGGCACCGTTAATCAGGTAAAGATCGCCACCCAATGCTTCAGGGATGCGATTGAGGTTTTCCAACTCCCGGATATCGTTGGTAGATAACCATCCGTTTTGTCGCCCGGTGGCGTACCCAGTCATGCGAGAAGCATAGTCGCCCCTAAGAAGACCATCCACCGAAAAGCGAATAAAGTATTTACTCTTTTCACTGTCACTCAGTAGTGCTTTCTGCATCGATTGTTCCCAGCGAATGACCCAGGGATCCAGGGTGTATTTGACAAACTCCAGAGACTGTTGT